TTCTGTTTCGGGGACTTTGCCTCGGATGGCGTTTTCGGTGAAGGTGATTCGGTCGGAGAGGTTGAAGTTGTGGACTTCATTGCCGGAGCGTTTTAAGGCTCGGAGCCATCCGTTGTGGACGTCTGCGACAGAGAATTCGGGGCCGGGTTCTACTGTGAGGATTCGCACTTAGCCGAGAACCTCGAGGTTCACTTCGACGCCTAGGTATTCGATGCCGCCGATGGTGAAGGTGCCTGGATTGTTCCAGGAGGTGACTCGGCAGGAATCACAGGAACCGTCCAGGGTGGGGTCGGCGTCGATGACATGGTAAATGGAATCGTTGCCTTGTCCCAAGAATTCGTCGAGGCGTTCTTGGCTGTGTTGGTCGTCTGCCCTGGTGAGCATGACGAGGACGCCATAGTTGACGAGCATTCCGTCAGTGTTGTCGGCATCGTATTGTCCGGTTCCGAGTGAAACGACAGCTGCTGGCGGTTGAATGGTCGAGGGGATCCACTCGTAGATTCGGAGGTTGTTGACGTTTTGGAGGGCGTCTCCAATGCCTGCTCTTACCGATGCGAGGTTCATCCGATGACCAGTCCTTGTCCGCCTGCACGTCGGTACGGGGAGATGAGCATTTGGACGTCAGGGTCGAGGCGGGTGGAAACTCGGATGGCTCCGAATGCTTCGCCGGCTGCGAATCCTTCTGGGGTTTGCGCGCGTCGGTAGATGCGGGCGGATTGAATGAGGCAGGCTTGAGCAATGGAGTCTGGGATTGCTGCCCAGCCCCATTTGGCGGTCACTTGGACTCGGGGGCGCCGTCCGGTGACGGGAAACAGTTTGGGGATGGTGGCGAGGATGCTGTTGTAGGGCTGGTTGGAGACTCCACCGATTTCGGCGTTCAAAGGTTCGAGGATGTATTCGTCCGTTGACCAGGTCTGGTCGTAGGTGCCGTTATCGCCTGTATCGGTTTTGATGATGAGGCCGACAGTTGTCGAGAAGTCGTCGACGACACATCGGATATGGGTGTCGGCGTAGTAGACGCGAGGGGAGACTGAGGCGTCGAGGTAGAAGCGCCGGTTGGTGAAGGCGTCGATGGTTCGGGAGGCGACTTCGATGGCTGCTTCCATTTGGGCGTCTTCAGCGGTGCCGTAGTTCGCCGATGGGAACAGATAAGCCTTGAAGTCGTTGAGGGTGGTGTAGCCGTTGGTGATTGCCATTATTGGCTCCATTTGGTTCTGAGACGGGTGACGTTTTCGGCTACGGCTGACCACCGTTCCGAACCGGATTGTGACTCGAGGTGAGTGACGGTGGCGTGTGGATCGTAGACGTTACGGAATCCGGCGTCGACGGCTGCCAAGCATAGGTCGACGTCTTCATAGCCGTTCCAGTATCCCTCATCGAAGCCGCCGAGGCTGTGGAAGGTGTCTGCTCGGATGGAGAGACAGGCGCCGGTGATGGCGTCGACGTCGATGGGTTCTGAGGACCAGTCAATGGTGAGGTTCCATGCTTCGAGTCCTGGGGGCCGGTTGAAGTCGATGGCGACTCCGGCGGATTGGATTTGGCAGTCGGGGTAGATGAGTTTTGGGCCGACGATTCCGACAGTGGGGTCGTCGAGGTGGTTGGTGTGTGAGGTCCAGTTTGGATGGACGATGGTGTCGTTGTTGAGGAAGATGAGCCGGTCGGATGTGGCATGGCGGGCGCCTTGATTGCAGGCGGCAGCGAAGCCGAGGTTGTGAGGGTTGGCGATGGTGGCGAGTTTTTCGGTGCCGTCGGTGGATCCGTTGTCGACAACAATGATTTCGTCGACAGGGTCGTGGCGGACAATGGAGGCGAGACAGTTTTGGGTCAGTTCCAACCGGTTGTAGGTGGGGATGATGACAGCGATGGTCATGGCGCCGGGTCTTCTATGAGGCCGGTTTCTTCACAGAGTTTCCGCCAGGTGCCCCAGAGGGTTCGGTCGTCGAGTCCGCCGAGTTGCCGCCAGTGCGCCCCATAGGTGGGGTGGAGGTTGGTGGCGTTGAAGGCGGCTGCTCCGTTGCGGGCTTTGGTGACGAGCTGCTCGAATGACCGATATTGGTAGTGGCGATAGTTGAGGCCGGCTGCTGGGATGCCGGGATGGTTGAAGACGAAATGGTTTCCGAAGTCAATCCAAACGTCGGGGTGATAGCGGAACGCTACTTTGCCCATTTTTTGGGGGGATTGGCGGCGATGTCGGATTCGTTGGAATGGTGAGGTTTCGGTGGGGTCGTCGTCGTCGGTCACGATGTGGTCCCAGCCGGTGGCGGTGTAGACGTCGGCGTCGGCTTGGTTGAAGAACTCTTTGAGGGTGCCGTCGGTCCAGTAAAAGTATTCGTCGGCGTCGAAAGGGAGGATCCAGTCGGCTCCGAATTGACTGTGAGCCATGTGGGCTAGGGCAGTCATTTTTTGGTCTTGGTAGTAGCCGACTTCGGGGTCTTCGATGACTGTGACTTTTCCGGTTCGAGTCAGGTTTTGGAGGAGAAATCCGGTGTTGTCGATGCTCATGTTGTCGGCGACGATGATGTGGTCGACGCCTTGGTCGAGGAGATGTTGGATTGTCCAGTCGACGATGTCTTCTTCATCGCGAACCATGGTGACGGCCACAAGTGTCATTTGATTCTCCTAGCGGGTGTTCCCACCCATGTGGAGTTGGGTGGGAGTTCCTGTCTGGGGAGGACGACTGTTCCGGCGCCGATGGTTACTCGAGGGCCGAGGGTGGCGAGGTTGGAGATGACTGCTCCGGCTCCGATCTGACAGCCGGCGCCGATGGTGACGTCTCCACAGATTGTGGCTCCTGGTCCGATGGTGACGAAGTCGCCGATTTGCGCGCGTGTGATGAAGACATTTCCGTTGATGTGGCTGTGTCGCCCTACACGGGTTTTCGGGCCGATGGTGGTGTGTGCGCCTATTACTACGCCCGGGTGGGCTTGTAGGGTCAAATGAAGGGCCGCTGAGGGATGGATGGCGATGGCGGCTTTGGCTGGGATGTCCATTTGTTCTCGGATTCGGCTGTCGTTATGGCCGATGAGGTATTCGTCGAAGAACTCGGCGTCGATACAGGGTCCGAGAATGTTGGGGCCGTCGACATGGTCGTCGAGGTAGCCGACGAAGTTTTGGCCGGACGATCTGACGATGGCGGCGATGTCTTGCCCATGACCCCCAGCACAAAGGACAACCACTCTGTTCACAGTTTGTACGCCTTCGAACGTCTGACCCCAATGTGGAGGCAGCGTGGCTCGTCGTCAAGGTTCCCGAGATAGCCGAACCGGTAGCCGTCAGATTTGAGAGCTGCTGTCAGTTCAGCCTCGAGGTCGGCTGTGTATTTCGTGATCTCAACAGGGTAGAGGCAGGGGTTGAAGGTGAAGAGGTGCCGTTGGGAGATCCAGCCGGGACGTTGGGTGAATCGTTCGGGGCTGAGGTTGTAGATGCTGCCGGCTTGGCGTTCCTCAGGGGACCAGGGCTGGCGATGAAGTGCGATTTGTGCCAGTGAAGGGTCGGCTTCCAAATATTCGACCATCCATGGAATGTCGACCGGTTCCGGAAAAACAAAGTCGTCTTCGAGGTGGAAAACAAAGTCGATGTCGTCGTTGAGGTGGTCCCAGCCGGTTTGGATGGCACCGGCCAACCCTTTCCTGGGCAGGTTGCGGATGATGTCGAAGCCGTCAGGGGCGAAGCCGACTGATTCGCCTGAGTCGTCGACGAGGAGGCGCTGGGAGAACGGATAGTTGAGGCATTCGCTGGCGGATTGAAGGGTTTGTTGCAGATAATCCCAGCGGCCGTCAGTGATGACCATGAGTGCGATGTTCACTGGACAGTGACTCCGAGTTTTGCCCAGCGGCGCATAAAGGCGCCTTTGTCTCGGGCTAGTTGCTGCTGCATTTCCGGGTCTTCCCAGTTGCCAGTCTTGGAGCCGCCTTCGATGTGTTCCACTGTTGTTTCGGTTGCCATGGCATACCAGGCGCCGGCCATGTCGATGGAGAGGACGAGGTCGTTGTCTCCGAACCACCATTTGCAGTCTTCGGGGAAACGCCAGCCTTCTTGGAACCATTCCGATTTGACCATGAAGGCGAAGCCGGCGAGGCCGCCTGTGCCGTCGTAGCGGTCGGCACAGATTCCGTGGAGCTGCACAATCGGCTCTGCTGTTTCTCGGCCGTCATAGTTGGGGCAGATGGCGACCATGTGAGGGTCGGAACGTAACCCTGTCGCCAAGGTTGAGATGAACTTGTCGCCGATGATGATGTCGTTGTTGAGGAAAGCGATGTTGGCTTTGTGGTGTCGGTTCATTGCCCAAGTGGCTCCGGCGTTCCACATTTCGTGGATGCCCATTCCAGAACAGTCCATGACCTTGGCGAAGGTTTGAGATCCCAGCCATTTCACTGTTTCAGGGTTGGAGCCGTTGTCGAGGACGAGGATTCCGTCGTGTTCGCCCTGATCGTGGAGCTGCCGTAGAAGGGCCTTTGTCATTTTGAGTTGGTCTTTGACCGGGACGACCACAAAGTTTTTGGTTGGGACTAGTTCGGGTGGTACTTGCGGCCAGAAGTCCCGAGTGGTGAGAGTCCGCTTTTTGATGTGGCCGACTTCGATGGTCGTGTCGACGAAACAGGGGAATCCGACTGCCTGCGCGCGCAAACTGAACACATAGTCTTCGCCCATGATGTCGTGGACTTCTTCGCCTGTTTCCGGGTCGGTGTAGTCCCACTGGACATATTTGAACCAGGGCTGGGCGTCTTTGCGGTTGGCGTCCCAAATCTTTTGGAGGACGGTTCGGTGGAGGAGGACACATCCGGAGCCGACAGCGCCGACTTGCCAGTGTTGCTGGGGTGGGATTGTCGAATATTCGCGTGGGGTGGGCGGTTCTAATGTTTCGAAGCCGATGCAGGCGGGGACGATCCGGTGATGTGGATTCCACTTTTCGGCCATGATGAGCGCCGACAAGATGGGGCGTTCGATTGGGTCGGCGGATTTGAGCATGACGTCGACGAGGTCGAAGCGGAAACGCTGGTCGGTGTCGATAAACAGCAGCCACTCGGCGTCACCCTCGAGGAAGGTTCGGACGACTGAGTTTCTCTGTTGGGGGAGGTTGGTTCCTGCCTGGGCGATCATCCAGCCGGCATGGTCTAAATAGCCGTCGACTTGCTGATCCCAAGATTTCAAAGCGAGGAGGGAGAAAACGAAGTCGGGTTCGAAGCTGCCATAGATGATTCCGATGGCGACTTTTGTTTGCTTTGCCACTGTGGCTCCTTGTCGGGGGTGTCGGGGTATGTCGGGGAAATATCGGGGAGGCGTGGACCGGACCCCTCAGCCCCGACGCTGAGAGGTCCGGTTCACTTCTTGTCAGACGATCAGACCTTGAGAACCTTGAAGGCGTTGG